TTGTCCTAGCCTACCTGATTCAGGTAAGAACATGGATACTAACTTTCTTTATAAGCTCGAACAAGCAAGACAAATTGCAGGGATACCATTTAAAATTAATTCAGGCTATCGCACAAAAGAAAGAAATCAACAGGTTGGAGGAGTTCCCAACTCAAGTCATCTCATTGGAGTTGCAGCCGATATTGCTGTTAGATCAGGAAATGAAAGATACATTATTCTTAACGCCCTTATCAAGGCGGGATTCAAAAGGTTGGGAGTCGCTAAAACCTTTATACATTGCGACACCGATACATCTAAATCAAATTCAGTCTGGACATACTAACACGGTAGGAAGTACGCTATGGAACAATTAATTTTTGGTTATGTTGTATTTCGTATGTTAGAATTTTTAATTATAAAAATATTCCAAAGTTTTGGCTGAAAAGAAAAAGTTTAAAGATACTGAAGTAGGCAAGTTCTTACTCAATAAAATACCTGATGTAGTTGGTGCAGTTGCGGGTAATACAGCAGTAGGAAGTGTTATACAAGCTATTATTGGTGGTTCAGATATGAGCGATGCTGATAAAGAAATAGCACTTAAAAAACTTGAATTAGAACGTGCTGAAATAGATGGCACAACTAGACGTTGGGTAGCTGATGCAAGAAGCGGTTCTTGGTTATCTTCTAATGTACGCCCATTAACCCTTGTATTTTTAACTATAAGCTATGTTATAGGTTGGTATTTAGGTTACCCATTAGATAGTATTACAGGTTTATTATCTATCGTTATAGGTGGTTACTTTGGTAGTCGTGGAGTAGAAAAAGTATTTGGTAATAATAAGCATCAGTAATGAATATATCTGAAAGTTCTAAAATAAGTTTAGATATTAAAGCACTTTTAGGTATGATAATAGGTGTAGTTACAGTTGCAAGTATCTGGTTTAACCTTACAGCAGAAATTGAAATGTTAAAAATTAAAGTTTCTAAAATGGATGAAAAGGTGCAATCTAATTACAGATGGGTAAATAGTTTTGAACCACCTAAAGAAGTACAGAAAGCTGTAGATGAAATAAACGTAATGAAACTTGAAAACGCTGTTACAAAATATAAAGTTGAACAATTACTAAAAAATAAAAAGTAATGGCAAAGAAGCAAATAGTTATTAACTATAAAAAAGTTAAGGTTAAACGTAAGGGTATACATAGTAAAACCAAACAATCTAAACTTAAATCTTCTAAAAACTACGTTAAAAAATATCGTGGACAAGGCAGATAATGTGTAAAACTAATTTTTAAAAAGGTTTACATTTTAAAAAAAAAGCGTGTAACTTTGGTGGGTAGTGGGATAGTAATTAAAATTAAATAATGATTACAGAAGATAAAATTAGAAAAATACAAGGTTATAAAACTTGGAGTATAAAAAGAAAAGTAGATGAACTACTAATGGAAGATGCTTTTATGTATACTAATTTAGGTATTGATTCAACATCTACAGAAAAGAAAAAAGTAAAAGCTATTAGTAGAAAAATATATAAAGCTATATCTGTTATTAGTCCTTTAGATGGTTATATATTAGAAGCACATATGAATGAAAAAGATTTAACAAGTGCCTAAAAAACTATCAAGAAGTAAACTTGTAAAGAAACTTGATACAGTATTTAGTAAATATATAAGAATAAGTAGTGCTGATAAAAATGGATATTGTACTTGTGTAACTTGTGGTGTAGTAAAACATTGGAAAGAAATACAAGCTGGTCATTTTATGAGTAGAAAACATTACAGTACAAGGTGGGATGAACGTAATATCAAGACGCAATGTATTGGGTGTAATATGTTTAAACAGGGTGAGCAATATAAATTTTCACTTTTTTTAGGTAAAGATCAAGCAGAAGTGTTATATTTGAAAAGTAAAGAAACAGTTAAGTTTACTAATAACGAACTTGAAGAAATGATAAAGGATTATGAAGCAAAGTTAAATAACGATAGGCTTAAAAGTATTACTTGATTTCTTTCTTGTAATTTTTGTTCTTTGTTTGAAGGGTGTCAGAAATGATGCCCTTCTTTTTTTGTTAATAATTTTTTGTTATCTTTACAATATGAACAATTATACAAGAGCAGAACTCTATGGCAAGGTACAAGAACTGCAACACGACATAAAACAATTAAAGAACCAATTAATTTTAACACAACAAAGCAATGAAAGAAACAAACGTTAACATAAAACTATTTAACTTACAACAAGAAATAGGTACAATAAGTAAGGATGCAAAGAATCCTTTTTACAAATCAAAATACTTTGATATAAATTCATTAATTAAACAACTACAACCATTACTTAAAAAACATAAATTACTTTTATTACAACCAATAGAAGAAGATATGGTAGTAAGTAAGTTAATTTGTATTGATGGTACAGGTGGTGTAATATCAGCACTTAAATTACCAGAAATAACTGATCCACAAAAGTTAGGTAGTTGTATAACTTATTATCGTAGATACACTTTGGCAAGTCTTTTAGGCTTACAAGCTGTTGATGATGATGCAAATGTAGCGAGTGGTGTAACCGTAGATAAGAAATGGTTAAACCAAAACACACCTGAATTTTCTAAAGCAATTGAATTTATAAAAGGTGGAGGTAGCATTGATGCTATAAAAGGCAAGTATAAAGTTTCAGGTAAAATAGAAAATGAACTTGCAAAACTGTAAAGTAAATAACGTATATATAAAAATTAATTACAAGAATTATCAAATAATAATTTATGGAAAAAAAGAACGTAGCAATATTATCAGGCAGCTTAAATCTATCAGCGATTGATAAAAGCAAGATTGTAAAAGGCAAAGATGGTAACCAATATTTAAACATTACTATGATGATACAAGACAAATCACAATACGGTAATAATATATGGATAACACAAAGCCAAACACAAGAAGAAAGAGAAGCTAAAACAAAAGCAACATCTTTAGGCAATGGAGCAGTACGGTGGTTAGGTGGTGATATAACGGTAGCTGAAAGAAATGAGGTTACCAACCAACAGCAGCAACCAGCACGTGAAGAAGCTGATTTACCATTTTAATAATTGGGGGTTTAATTACCCCCTTTTTTTTATACCTTTATTAAATGCTTAAGAATTTAAAAGATGGTGAAAAGTTCCCAGCAGATTTTTGGAACTACAATATAAACCCAATAACAGGATATTATATACAACCATTACTACGTAAAGAATATAATGATACAACCGCAAAGAAATACGCAAAACCACCACAAGGAATATGATAGCACAAGCAAAGAACATACAAGATAGAATACTTGACATAAAATATGGAAGGGTAAAAGAAGGATTAAAAATAGATATACCTGAAATAGATGAATACTTACGTTATAAACAAGGTAACTTTAACGTACTGATAGGACACGCTAACGTAGGTAAAACAACTGTTATAATGTATTTGTTTACGATATGGGCAATAAAACACAAATTAAGGTTTGTAGTCTGGTCAAGTGAAAACACTTCACAAAGTATTGTAAGAAAAATTATTGAATTTAAAATGGGTAAAACCATTAATGAAGCAAGTGATAAATTAATAAACGAAACTATAGATTGGTGTGATACTTATTTTAAAATAATAGAGGTTGATGATTTAGTTACATATAAACAACTGTTAAAACAAGCTACACAAATAAAAGATGCTTGGGATTACAACGCACTACTTATTGATCCGTATAACAGTTTATCAAAAGATATAGGTTTATTAAAAGCAGTAGGAGGACACGAGTATGATTATCAAGTAGCATCTGAATTTAGATTATTTGCAAAAAAAAGAAATGTAAGTGTATTTTTAAATGCACACGGTGTAACAGAAGCATTAAGGAGAACCCACGTTAAAGGACACGAATACGAAAACCTACCAACACCTTTAGGTATGGCATCAGTAGAAGGCGGTGGTAAATGGGCAAACCGTGCTGATGATGTTATATGTATACATCGTTATACAAGTTCACCAACTGATTGGATGTATTCACACCTGCACGTATTAAAGGTTAAAGAAAATGAAACAGGTGGTAGATGTACACCTTACGAAGAACCAATAAGATTAAGAATGGCAAAAAACAATATAGGTTTTGAATTTCTTGGTAGAGATTTAATACATAATGTACAACCAATACAAAAATTAGAAATTTGATATTAATAGTATCTTTATTGATTATATGTGCAATTTATTTAATTATAGGTCAGGTAAAAAATGCTGATGTAATTATTAGCCCTGTAATTGGTATGATGTTTGGTTTCTTATATAGCAAAGAAGAATTAGAAGAAAGTAACGAAATCACCTTGCAATGTTTGTTAGGTGTAATTAGTGTTACTGTAATATGGGCAAGTCCGCACAATGGTTAGAAAAGGTAGCTGAAAGGCATACTGAATGGGTTGATGTAATAAAGGGTTTTGGCGAATATGAATATGCTGAAGACCTTGTGCAGGAAACTTATCTAATTTTATATAAATATGCTAATGAAGAAAAGATTATTAAAAATGGTGTTGTTAGTAGAGGGTATATGTACTTTACTTTACGCAGTACTTACTTTCAATTTTATAAGAATAAAAGAAAAATTAAAAAGGTTTCTATTGACAATGAAGAGTATACCAAAGAAGTGGAAGACAATACAAACTTGGATGAAGAAGTAGCATATAACAAAATATGTACAATGATAGATGACCACATAGAAGATTGGCGATGGTATGAACGTAGGCTTTTTCAACTTTATAGGGATTCAGGTTTAAGTATAAGGGGAATAGCCAAAGAAACTAACATAAGTTGGGTAAGTATATTTAATACATTAAAAAACGCAAAACACGAATTAAAACAAAAGTTCCAAGATGATTGGAGCGATTTAAAAAATAAAGATTATGAACGAATTTAAAGGTGATAAAAGAAGTAAAGCATATAAGGCTTGGAAAAAAAACCACGAAGCAGCAAGTAGTGGTTTAGGTGATAAGGTTGAGAAAGCATTTAAAAAAGTAGGTATTGATAAAGCTGCAAAGTTTGTACTTGGTGATGATTGTGGGTGTGATGAAAGAAAAGAAACCCTTAACAAAATGTTTCCAAGTAAAAAGATTGAATGTTTAACAGAAGATGAGTATAACTATTTGGATGATTTCTTTAGTGTAAAAAGATCAAGAGTAACACCTGAACAACAAAAACAATTAATATTAATATATAACCGTGTATTTAATGGTAATGCTGTTGCTACAAGTTGTGGTAGTTGTTTTTTAAATGGTGTATATGATAAACTAAATAAGATATTTAATCAGTACAACGATTGAAAGAACAAGAACTTTTTGAGTATTTAGTTTCTTGTTGTTATCCTGATTTAGTAAAAGCAAAAAGCCAAATGAGCAGGTGGGATTGTTACAGCCCTAAAACCTATCATCGTATTGAATTAAAATGTAGAACAATACATTACGATACTTTGCTTATAGAAAAGAAAAAGTATGATGCTATGATTGCAAAGTGTGATGATAATTTAGATATACCTATGTATGTTAATTCAACACCTTCTGGTGTATATAGATTTAATTTGTATATTGTGAATCCTGTTTGGCAAATACAATATCATAATACCACAACAGAATTTAAGAACAATAAAAAGATACCTAAAGAAATAGCTTTGTTAGATGTAAGCGAAGCAGAAATAATTTAAACAAAGAAACAATGAACAAAAAAATAAACAACCTCAAAGAAATAGAATACTATAGTAACTTTAATTTAGTAGGTGAACATATAGTAAAATCAAGAAAACTCAAACCAGATAACCAAGCATTAAACGATATGTACTTTGCTTGGCAAGAAGTAGGGTTTTATGTACACAACCACATTACTAATGAAAAAATGTACGATATATCTTTAAGTGAGTACCGTGCTGATAAGATACGTGCAGTAGAACGTGCAAGAAAAGCTGAATTAAGAATTGTAGAACTTGAACAAAAGTTAGAAAAACTTGAAACCAAAAAAAGTTTAGGTTTGTAATTGTTTAAAAAATGTTTATATTAGTAGAATAATTATAAACAATGGACAAAGAAACACGATTTAAAAACGCTGGTAAAATAGGCGATGCAATAGGGTTAACAAGGTACTTACTTAATAACAACCCTGACAACACAAACGACAAATTAAAAGAACTTATAGAAATATTAGATAGTATAGAATTATGATAACATTACTAAACGGTGAGCATTGGGGCAAAGAAGAAATACTAACACAAATGTATGATGATGATTTTTACTATGGGCATCTTGGTAAGAATGCATTAAGTTCTTCATCACTTAAAACTATTCTTAAAAGCCCAAAAACATACAGGAACGTATTAAAGTACGGTGATGCTAATTCAGATAGCCCTGCACTTGCAGCAGGTAAGTTAGTACATTGTATGATATTAGAAAGCCATAAAATAGATAAGCTACACTTTGTAGACGCTTCCACAAAAAATACAAAGATATATAAGGAAGC